CGGGTACATATGAATACCCTCTTTTTGAAATGTAACGAAAATCATTCGTTCAGCATTGTTACGAACACGAACACGTTTTTGCAAATGTTCGAAATCTACTTGTTCCATTTCTTGAGTCATTTAATAATTCCTAGTTAATGCGGCCCATGTGAGCCATTGATGAAAAGTTTTATATACTGCTTCGGCTTCTTTTTCGTCTTGTGGTACTTTAACACCACGAACATAGAAACCATCCTTAGCAACACGCAACATTTCTGTTGTGTTGGAGTTTAGTGTAATGTTACTCTCGGTGTCTACTGACATAATTGGATTAATGGTCATCATCAAAGTTTACTGTTTCATGGTCATGTTCCCATTGAAGTTTACGCATGTTAGATAATTCTTTTTGATACTTGGCCCTTTCATCCATTAATGAACTAGTATCCTTAGTACCTTTAACACGTTCAATACGTTCGTCAACCAAACGTAAACTATCTTCTAAAAAAGCAATTCGCTGTTTATACATATTAATCTCCTAAAATCTCTAACATAGCATCATCACTATCTTCAATGATTTCTTCAAATTCTGGCTCATCTTCTACAACGTCAAATAATTTATCAAACATAGTCATAGCATTAACAGTTTTTTTACCACTTATACCTTGACTACCTGATTGAAATTGTTTCCAGTAAGTATCGTGATAATTAATCAAATCAATGGATTCTTGTTTAGTTTTCTTAGAAAAAATTTCATCAACTAAACTTGTAAAAAATCTATCACCCTCAAATTTATGAACAATCATCTTTGGAACTACACCTGTTTCATATCTACGATTAGCTTCCTGTACAGCATGAATATGCTGATATACATTGTGACTTTGTAATAGAGTATAACTCAATGTGTCCCAACTTGTTTTTGTTTCTTTACCGTGTTGTCCTATGAAACCTTGTCCCCTGTAACACAAGTCCTTAAGTAACATTCTATCAGTTACGGGGCTATCTGTAAACAGTTTATGGATACCTTCAGCCAAAACAGCAGTGCTGAATTTGCGAGTGTCGTTTGCATACGACTTTTTCTCCGCAGTTTTTTCCATGCTATAAGACCACTTCTTGTCATGTTCAATACTTGTGTTGAAATACGCAAGACCTTTAGCCGCACTAAAGAATGGGCTAGCACAGTCAAATGTAATCTGAAGTTTTGGGTTATGATATTTACGAATAGCTTTTTGAATATCAGTAAACAACACAGCATATTCTAAAATACTAGTACCCAAACAATGAATCAAGTCGTGCTTGCCTTCACGCAACAAACCATCATGGATGATATCAATCATGCGAGTTAGCATTAAGTGAATATCAATCTTGTTCTGTCCACCAAACGCCCAACCATTGAAATGATTGTTTGGGTAGATGTTTGGGTCACAGTACTTTTTCATTTCATTATACCAATCTTCTGATTGAGTATGATTACGACCTTGCAATACGTTTAAGAACTTGCACTCACCATTGCGATTATTAATAAAGTATTCATTGTTAATATGAGTAGCAGTAATAGCTTCCTCAATCGTACTAATACCATGCGCTGATGTTTTAGTCTTTGGGTCTTGAATATGAAACGTAGTCAATGACTGACTTGGAATATCTAAACACATACCATAGTCCATGTATGTATCCATCCAATTCAATACTTGCTTGCGTTTTTTCATAGCACGTGGGCAGTTAGGATCCTTCCAATCAGCAGGCCATTGGCATTTCAAAATTTGAAATCCACCACTATCACCCAACATGAATGTACCCTTTTCACGTTTGCGAATAATACTTTCATTGTGGTCATCAACCGTTGTATCCAAGTTAGCATGACCTGCTGAGTATAAGCCCCACTTATAATAGTACAATCCTTCTTTGCTATTAAGAAAATTTAATTTCTCTACGTCACCATTGAAACCTTGAGGTATACGTGCTTGGTCAAAGTAAGGTTCACCCTCACGTTGTTTACCCAAACCAGCAATATAAAAACTACTGACTGCAGGTAAAAATAATGCCCAGTCTTGCTTGTGACTATTTGATAAGTTAACTTGATCCATTAAATTTTTTCTTCTTCTTTAATCAACGTTTTGACAATACGAATTTGTTCTTGTTTTTCTTTAATTTGATTAACAAGGTCACGGATAGTAGTATTAGTTTCTGCTAGTGCTTGTGTTTCAAGTTCTTCTTGGCGCTTCTTTTCTGCCCAATCAAGTAATTCTTCTGCTCGGTAGTTTAGACCTACCGTAGCATTACCCATGTTGAGAGTTACCCAATTACTACCATCATACACTTCTATGTTTTGATTACTAGTATTGAATCGCATGTTTCCAATACCTTGTGCACCAGAATAGTTATTAATGTAGTTGGTAGAAGGACCACCAACTACATTCATATATTTGCCAGTGCTAGTAATATACTTTATCATTTTGTATTTGCTGGAAGTAAGTATGTGTAAACTGCAAGACCGCTGTCAACTGTAATTTCTGCGGCACCTGCATCACTGATACGAACTGTCTTATCACCAACTAAATCTAAGATAGCAATAAATTGTTTAACGGGCCACTTCCATTGTTTAGTTAGTGTGCCTGTTACACCTGAGTGAAACACAAAGTTACCACTGTGTGTACTTGGGTCACCAAAATAAATCTTTAAGTCACCGTTTTCAGTTTTAGCTACAAAAGTAGTTTCTTCACTGTTAGCCTGACTTTGTTTTTTCAAACGCAAAATACCTGGAACTGTGGGTTCAAAATCAATGTTCCAATTGGCACCTTTGAAAGATACAGTCTTAACTTTTTCTTCAACCATAGTCTTAAGCATAAGGCGATAATCATTTACAAAGTCACCAGTCTTTGTTTCAAAGTGAATTGTGCTAGGAACTGCAACACCATCACGTTGTGTGTTAGTCACATTGATATTAGAATGTTCATCATATTCATCAAAGCCAATAATTGTTTTTAGTTTACCTAAATTAGGCATACCAAATGTGCCGATAAAATCTGCAATAGGGTTTTTAAACTTACCACTGATGATAACAGATTTGTTTTCTGCTACAGCATTGATAGTAGTCTCTGTTGCAGTGCCTGTGACTTTGATAAGTTCAATATCACCCAGACCATATGTATGGTCAATTAAATCTTTTAAATAATCTTTCATGTTTTTCCTTTGTTTGTTACTACTATATTTAGGTAGTTGTAGAGTGTATTATGATGGAATATATTGCGTAAGTCAAGTATCAATTTAACCAAACGTAAATAAATCATCAAATGTTGATTTTGTGTTTGTGCTAGTTCTAATGTCCCAGCTTAACACGCCCAATAAGTTATCAATCTTTTCATCGACCAACGTTTTTTCCATTTCATCATCATCAAATGGTAATTCAGTAAACCAAGTTGGCAATCTAAGTTCGTCAGTTGGATATGCAACACTTGTAAAGCCTAATGGATTACTTTTAAGTTTGCAAACAATAACCTTCATACCATCAACAATTTTTTGACTGTATTGGTCACCGTTTACTTTGCGTAGATAATTGTAGTTCAATGCCGCACGAACGTGACCGGGCATATTCTCACGACCTTTTTTACTGTTAGCTTCCTTCTCACCGTACATAGTTAAATTGTTAACTGACTTTGGAGAGCCCTTTGTCCAACTTTCTTGTGCGGAAAGAATTCGATTAAAGTCTTTGATACATTCAACAACTTCTTCACGACCTTTACCATCTTGAATAACCATGCACAATACATCCATTAAGAATTCCTGTACATACTTAGGTGTATCAGCACGTTTCAAGTCAAGACCCATAGCCTTAACGTCACCTTTTTTACCATCTTTATCTTTGCGCTTACCCTCTTTATCAAAGATATTGATAGCATAACGTTTCTTTGTAATAAAGATACTACGGTCACCAATCAGTTCACGACCAGCTTTAATGATTTCACCATTCTTGCGAGGTGCATGAAATGCACGTTCCATGAATGCGGGGAAACTATTATTAGCTTCATCAGCAATACCATCATATAAACCAATGCAGGTTTCTTTATCCCATGTTAATTCTTTATTTTTGATTTGCTCTTTAAGCGATGGAAACGCAGTAAAATAGCAACTATCAGTATCACCGTATACAATTGCTTCCCCTTCGTGTGTGTAGTTACCCGTCACAGTTTGATTGATTTGGCTCATCATGTGACGAACAATTTGACGACCACTTAATGTAACACTTTGACCGATACGCTTGTCATAGAAACGACAGTGTTCATTTAATAGTGCGCCGTATGCACTGTTCAATAAAATCTTACGAACAAGTTGACGTTTATCCCAATAGTCACGATCCTCTTGTGTGGTAGATTCTTTAAGTTTTCTCTGCATATCTTTACGATCCGAGTACCATCGAGTTAATAGTCCTGGGACTACACCTTCTTTTTCGTATGTAAAGATTGTGCCATTAGCACTTAACATCCAAGGCTTATGACTATCAAAAATTAATTTCCATATCTCTGCCGCACTATATTCTTCACTGCGACCATCTTCATAGTCAAGTGTAAGCATAGTACCGCGTTCTTGGTTCATAATAGCAGTATATTCTAAAGCACCAAACAAGTTTTCCCACAGAATACTACCTGTAACCGCATCATCACCATCTTTGTGGCGTTTTTTCTCTGATGCAAGTCGCAAGCCTTTTTCTTTCATGTAGTTTTCTGTAAGAGTCTGCCTAACTTGACCGACGATTGTTTCACCGGCCATGTTGAGGGCCCTAATAACCGAGGGATAGAGCGAGTTGATGTCAACTGCTCCGACCCATTCATGTATTCCCTTTTTGGGAGTAGCAACATAGGCACCTGCCGCTTGTTGTTCGTCTGCATTTACACTTCTCCTTTTTTTGTCTGGAACTACTAAACCTCGTTCGTGTGCTTCGTTGAAAATTGCCATTTCAATCATAGCTACAGAACCCATTACTGTTGGCAGTAATACTGTATTCTCATGAGCCAGCTGATTTGCTAGTTCTAAGAATTTAAGTTTATTGTGAATTTTAACTAACAACATAGTATCCTGACGATTGTATTCAATAAACTTGTTAAAGTCTTTGTTATACAATTGGTCAAGTGTACCTTCGTATTGTGTTTTATTTTCTCCTACTTCCATCTCACCAATAGCATCTAACTTATATGAGTGGCGACTCTCATAGTTATATTTCTTGTAGAGTTGTAAGTAGTCTAAGTGAATGCGTCCAACTAAATCGTATGTTTGTTCTTCTTTACCAAAACGCTCATACGTTCTAGGCTTAGGAAGTTGACCTAGCAAACAAAACTTGCGTGTGTCATCCTTACTCATCACACGTGTGACACGATTTACCATATAGGGTATGTCGTATCCTTCACTGTTCCAGCCAGTCAATACATCAGCATCTTCAATTAGTTGAAAGAAAACATCAAACATATCCTTTTCATTATCAAAAAGAATAGCATTGCTAAACTCAGCTACAATTTCTTGTGCCGTTTCTGGACTCATGTGCTTTGGCGCAACAACCAATGTAACCAATGTTTCTTGCCAATCCAAATACATACTGATAGCAGTCACTGGATTGAATGGATCAGTAGTAGGGCTGAAACCTTTAACAGGATCAAAGTCTACCTCAATGTCAAAGAAACATGTGTGAAGTTTGGGTGCGTCAACCTTAAGGTAGTTTTCACTGAGACAACGAAATACTACATTAACATCACTTTCAAATAAGGTTTTATTTGAATGGATGCGTTTTTCTTTTTCAAACTCTTGACGCTTCCGTGTACTAAAACGTGAAACTGGATCGCCATAGATGCTACGATACTTTCCCTTGTTGTCGGGATAGTAAAATACATAATTGGCAGGGAATTCGTTGAAGTGACGTTTACCGTCACTACCACGTTCAACTACGAAAATTCTGTCGTTATCCCTGTTATGGATAGCGTCTACATAACTCAAAGTGTTTTGCCCACAGTTTCTAGGATATTGTTTAGTTCTTCGTTGTCGGCATTAGTCTGTGTTAGACTTGCCTTATGTGCAATGCGTATTGCTTTTTTGAGTACGGAAGGCTTTACTTCCAATTCTTCGGCGATTGCCTTTACGGTGTCTGCAAGACCCTCATTCAATGTATCAACTTCTTGCATGACTGCCATGCCTTCGTTGATTAATTGTGTAAGTTTAATCTTTTGTTCACCTGTAAACATTTTTGCTGTCATATATAAACTCCTGTGAAGTAGTTATTATACATGAGCCGCGTAACAAAGTCAAACTTTTTACGCAATAAAGGTTACCTTTATTGAAATATTTCGTGGTGCTCTTTGCCGAATATCTTCATATACTTACCTGCAAGCACATCGGCCATGACTTCAATTGGGCTACCGGGGTAACTATCGCCGGGTTTAATCATGT